TTGGGAGCATGAGAAGATCCCTCGTTTGCATTATGTCATGCAGTCGTATGACACGGCGTATTTGAAGACGCAGACGGCTGACTATACAGCGATCCATACGTGGGGTGTGTTTTACCCCAAGGAGGACGGTCCGCCGAACGTGATCCTGATGGATGCGAAGAAGGGTCGGTGGGAGTTTCCTGACCTGAAGAGGATTGCGTTTGAGGAGTACAAGTACTGGGAGCCGGAGGTAATCCTTGTGGAAGCGAAGGCGGCGGGTATGCCGCTGACACAGGAATTGCGAGCGTCGGGTATCCCTGTTGTAAATTTCACGCCAAGTCGCGGCAACGATAAATTCAGCCGAATGAATTCTGTCGCGCCTCTGTTCGAGGCAGGATTAGTGTGGTATCCTGAAACAAGCTGGGCGGAAGAAGTCATCGAAGAGATGGCTACTTTTCCATTTGGCGAGCATGATGACCATTGCGATGCGGCGACACAGGCGTTAATGCGTTTCAGGCAAGGCGGCTTTCTTTCACATCCCGATGATTACGAGACGGTGAGGGAAGAGCGGGTTGGGAAAAGGGTTTATTACTGATGTCTATGCAGCCATATAACAATATCGGTACACCTCTTGGTGGTCCAGTTGACGATATGATGGACGACGAGGACATTGATGGCCTTCCTGAAATCGACGATGAAGCCGAGGTCGAAGAAGAGAACACCGAGGTCGAAGAGATCGAGTTCCAAGCAAATCTGGCCGAGGTCCTAGATGAGGCGATCATGAAGAAGATCGCCTTGGATCTGGTAGACCTGATTGAGAATGACGACAGCAGCCGCAAAGAATGGAAGAAGGTCTATGATGAGGGGATGATCCTCCTTGGTCTGACCTTTGAGGAGCGTTCGGAACCTTTTGAAGGTGCGTCCGGCGTGACCCATCCTATTCTGAACGAGGCTGTGACACAGTTCCAAGCACAGTCGTACAAGGAATTGCTGCCCCCGGGCGGCCCTGCGAGGGCGGCGATCATCGGAAAGGTGACACCTGAGCGTGAAGCACAGGCGGAGCGCGTAAAGGCGTACATGAATTACCAGATCACTCAGGTCATGGAAGAGTATGACCCTGACTTTGATCAGATGCTGTTCTATGTTGGATACGGCGGCAGCACCTTCAAGAAGGTGTATTACGACACATCTTTGGAAAGGGCGACAAGCCCATACGTTTTGCCAAAGGATTTGATTGTTCCGTATCTTGCAAGAGATTTAATGACGGCGGAGCGCGTTACACACGTATTACGTATGAGCAAGAACGAACTCCGCAAGCAGCAGGTGAGCGGATTTTATCGGGACGTGGACCTCGGGGAACCGGCGGAGACCGAGCGCGACCAGATCCAAGAGCGGCTGGACGATATTTCTGGCAGGGAACCTACGGGCGACAGCGAAGAGTACGCTTTGTACGAGTGCCACTGCAACCTTGACATAGAGGGTTTTGAAGACACGGACGAGGACGGTGAAGAGACTGGCATCAAACTGCCGTACATTGTTACGTTCGACCCTGATTCGATGGAAGTTTTGTCCATCCGTCGCAACTACCGTGAAGACGATCCGAAGAAAAAGAAGCGTCAGTACTTTGTTCACTATAAGTTTTTGCCGGGGTTAGGGTTTTATGGCTTTGGGCTGGTTCACCTTTTGGGGAATCTGTCACGATCTTCGACCTCCATCCTCCGACAGTTGATTGACGCAGGGACACTTTCCAATTTGCCGGGTGGATTTAAGACAAGGGGCCTCCGAATGGAGGACCAAAGTCCTATTCAGCCCGGAGAGTGGCGGGATGTCGATGCTCCGGGTGGCGCATTGCGTGAAGGGCTGATGCCTTTGCCGTATAAGGAGCCGTCTGCGGTACTTATGCAGCTTTTGGGCTTCTGTATTGATGCCGCGCAGAAGTTTGTGGGGACCACGGACCTTGGAATGGGTGATTCCAATCAGGAAATGCCTGTTGGAACGACGATTGCGTTGCTGGAGCGCGGTTCGAGGGTCATTTCTGCTGTTCACAAGCGGTTGCACAACGCCCAAATGCAGGAATTGAAGCTGCTGGCGCAGGTTTTTGCTGATTCGCTGCCACCTGAGTACCCATATGAGGTAATTGGCGGCGAACAGACGATTATGGCTGCTGATTTCGACGGTCGGGTGGACGTAGTTCCTGTCAGCGACCCGAATATCTTCTCAATGACGCAGCGGATATCGCTTGCACAGCAGCAGTTGCAGTTGGCACAGGCTGCACCGCAGATGCACAACCTTTACGAGGCGTACCGACGGATGTACTCGGCCCTCGGAGTACAAGACATTGATCTTGTACTACCTCCTCCCCCTCCACCGCAGCCTGAAGACGCTCTTTTGGAGAATGCTCGGTCGTTGGTGATCCCATCTGGCGGCAATCCTTTGAAGGCGTTCCCTGATCAGGACCATATTGAGCATATGAAGACCCATATTGCCTTCATTCAGATGCCAATCATGCAAACATCCCCTGCTGTGTACGGCGTTTTGCTGTCACACATCTTGGAACATGCTTCTTTGGCGTCGCAACAGATGGTTGTGTTGAAAATGCAGCAGGAAATGGGCATGAATATGCCTAACCTTGACCCTGTCCAGATGGCTGCGGAGATTGCGAAGGAAGAATCGCAGTTGATGGGTCAGTTGTTGCAACAGCTTGTTCCGCCACCACCACAGGGCGTAGACCCATTGATTGAAATCCAGCAGCAGAACTTGCAGCTTAAGGGTCAGGAATTGCAGCAGAAGGGTCAGGAAAGTCAGGCGCGTCTACAGTTTGACCAGCAGAAGCTGGCAAAGAAGGACGCTTTGGACCGCGAAAGATTGCAATCCATGGAAGATGTGGCACAGTTACGTGCAAATGTCTCACTTGAACGCGCTAGACAGTAAGGGGTTACGCTGATGCCGATAAATAAGTACGTAGGTCGTAAATATGCTAACGGCGGCAGTGTACAGTCTACCGCTCAGAAGTTGCAGAGTATGGGGCGTAATGGCGACACCATATTAGCCCACATTAACCCAAAAGAAGCTGCCCTGTTAAAGCGTATGGGCGGCAGTGGCAAAATTAATCCGAACACGGGGCTAATGAGTTTTGAACCCGGATTCGGGGGATTTGGTTCAGGGGCGAGTGGTAATTACGGTGGCGGTAGTTCCGGCAGTTACAGCGGTCCTCCCAGCGGTAGTTCCGGCAGTAGTAACTCAGGCGGATGGCAGGGGCAAGGCCGTGGCTCTGGTGTTACAGATGCTCGTCCGAATCCGGGCGGAGGCAACACTGGCGGCGGTAACTCCGGCCTTTCCGCTTCCCAAAAGAATATTCAGGCTGAAATTGATGCGAAAGCCGAAAAAGCAGCCCAAAAAGCAGCCAAAGCAGCCAAAGAAGCAGCCGAGAAGCAAAAAACAGCAGACGATGCTAAAGCTAAAGCAACTCAGGCTGAATTTGATAAGAAAGCCAGAGAGGCTGCGGCTAAAAAAGAAGCGGATGACCAACTTGCCAGAGAAGCTGCCGTTGCTAAGGCGGCGGAAGAACGTCGTGTTAGAGAAGCAGCAGCAGCAGAGACTGCTAGAAAAGAAGCTGAAGCTGCTGTTCAAAAAGCAGCAGACGATGCTAAAGCTAAAGCAACTCAGGAGGCGATTGATAAGAGTGTCAGGGAGGCTGCGGCTAGAAAAGAAGCGGATGATCAACTTGCCAGAGAAGCTGCCGTCACCAAGGCGGCGGAAGAACGTCGCGTTAGAGAAGCAGCAGAATCTGCCGCTGCGGTTAAACGTGAACAGGAGCAACAACAGGCTCGCGCCGAGGCTGCTGCCCAAGAAACTGCAAGAGTAGCGCAGGAGGCTGCTGCCCAAGAAACTGCAAGAGTAGCGCAGGAGGCTGCTGACAGAGAGTCTGCGCAACAACAAGCAAGGTTGAATGCAGCTAAAAAAGTTACCACGGAGGCCATGGTAGATAGGGTCGCGGGTAAAATTATTACTGTTGAGTCTGGCGGAGATCCTAACGCTCAGAACCCTACTTCTTCAGCGGAGGGCCTTGGTCAGTTTATTGATAAAACATGGATGGGTATGATTAGAAAATATCGTCCTGACTTGTTAACAGGACGAACTGAGGCAGAGGTTCTTTCTCTTAAAACAGATCCTGCGCTTTCTGTTGAGATGACAAAAAACTACGTCCGCGAAAATTCTGAAGGTCTTACAAATGCGGGATTTCCTGTAAACGAAGGCACCTTGTACCTGTCTCATTTTCTTGGGCTTGGCGGTGCTATAAACATGTTAAACGCTGCCGCAGATACCCCTGCGTCTGTTGTAGCGGGAGGAGGGGCTGCCACAGCAAACCCAACTGTTTTAGGTGGTGAAAAAACTGCTGCGGATGTTTTGAAGTGGGCCGACCTAAAGATGGGTGGGACCACCTCGTTTGATATTGCTAATCTTACTAGCACCACTCCCGCACAAGTTGCAGGTGGCAGCGGAAACTATATGTCCGGCGTTTCGACGGCACCATCAACTCAAAGTGCAGATGCTGGCTCTGATTCCAATTATTTTTACGGCACTCCCGTTAAACCGGTTCAATATGCCGAAGGTAATACTGGTACAAGTACCGATTATACTGTTGATTCAGGAGAAGCGGAACGTCTTATAATTCCCGCCGATCCCGCACTAGTTGCAGGTGGCAGCGGAAACTATATGTCCAATGTCTTGACGACACCTTCAACGCAATATGCAGATGATGGTTCTAATTTTGATTATTTTTACGGCACTCGCCCCGACACTTACACCCCTGCCCCTTCTTCTCCCGTACTACCGACGGCACCTAACTACGACTACATTTACAACACTCCCGAAACTTCCCCTTCTTCTCCCGTACTACCGACGGCACCTAACTACGACTACATTTACAACACTCCCGAAACTTCCCCTTCTTCTCCCGTACTACCGACGGCACCTAACTACGACTACATTTACAACACTCCCGAAACTTCCCCTTCTTCTCCCGTACTACCGACGGCACCTAACTACGACTACATTTACAACACTCCCGACACTCCTCCTGCGGTGGAAAAATCTTTTGTTGATGACCTATTATCGTTGTTTGACAGCACCCCTCAAATACAAAACCTTGAAGATCAAAATCTTTTAGCGGGTTTAACAAAGCAAGAATATGCCAATCT